TCGGGTGGGGCTTTTTCATTGCCGCTACACTGCAATAAAGAATGAACAGTTGCTGTGGCCGCGACAATTAACGCCACCTTGAGTAGCGCCACGGCCAACAGCTACGTCACGCTGGCCGACGCCAACGCCTATTTCGAAACGGTCCCCGACTCCGCCACCTGGACCAACAAGACCGACGACCAGAAAAACCGCGCCCTCATCTCCGCCACCCGCTGGATCGACAGCCTCAACTACCTGGGCGACCGCTGCGACGAAGACCAAGCCCTCAAATGGCCCCGCAACAACTACGACGTTGACGGCGTCGAGCTGGAGTGCTCCCTAATTCCCGCCCAAATCAAGTACGCCACCTACGAACTGGCACGCGCCCTCGCCAACGACACCGGCGCCATCACGGACAGCACTGGCACCACCGGCCTCTACGACGAAGTCAAACTGGGCGACCTCCAAGTCAAATACAGCAAAACCAGCCAAGCCGTCGGCACCATCAACAACGTCTTCGACGTCTACCCCTGGCTCCAGACCTACCTCGGCCCCTACTGCCTAGGCGGCTCGGGCTCCTTCCAACTCCGCGTCTACAGAGGCTGAAATGGCTGGCGCCCTCGACTCCCTGTTCAAGTCCGTCGCCAAAGACGTCGTAGCCGAACTTGGCACGTCCCTCGATACCACCGTCACCTACACCCGCAAAGCCACCCCCACCTACAACACCAGCACTGGCGCACTAACCACAACCAACACCACCTACTCCAACATCAAAGTTCCCATCGAATTTGTGGTCTCCGAGGAAGAGGAAGGCCGCGAACAACGCCAAGCCAGGCTCTACATCACTCCCGACCTAATCGGCAATAATCAGCCGACCCTCGGCGACGAAGTCAGCTTTACCTACGCCGGCTCCAGCCGCACCGCCCAAATCACCGACATTCGCACCTACCGCGGCGGCCAAACCTACCTCTTCATCTTGCTGGTGCGCTTCTAATGGCACGCCGCGGACTTCGGGATATTCTTCCCGACTTAAATAAAAAACTCAGCGCCGACTACAACACTTTTATCCAACTGGCGCTTGAAGGTCTCGCCAGCAAGGACCACAGCCCTGTCTACACGGGCTTTTTCGCCTCCAGCTGGAAAGCCTCGACTCAACGCACCAAGCCAACAGACCGCGTCGAAGACTTCGAACCTTGGGCAGGACTCAAAAAACGCCGCGACAAAGGCAACACAACCGCCTACAAGATCGAGCCCCGTTTCGCCACCCCATCATTCCGTTACACGGACAAAGTATTCATTGGCAACAGCACAAAGTACGCCGCATATGCCCTGGAAAACCCGAAAGTTGCTGTATTTGTTCAGAGCCAACTACGCCCGCTAATTCAAAGCAGCTTCAACGAAAAACGCACGCCCCAAGTCTTCGTTGGAACGACAAAAGGCACAGGCGGTTTGGGCTTCCTTGGCGGCCGCGATTATGTTTCCTACGAGAGGATCTAAGTCATGGCACTCGTAAACGCCCGCGCCGCATTTGAAAAAGCCGTCACCGATGCTGTCGCCGCCGTCGATCCCACGGTGACCATGGTGTACGACAACGTTCCCTACACCACGCCCAGCAAAACCACCAAGTACGTGGCTATGTCGGTGAACTTCACCCAAGCCACCATGCAAAACATGGGTGCTGCCTCCGACTTCTACAGCGGCGTCGTCCAGTGCAACATCTACGTCCCCAAGAACGCTGGAACGTCCACCCTCTCCTCCCTGTGCGAAGCGGTGATCGACGGCCTCACCTCCGTCAACGCCTCCGGCTACACAGACACCTTCACCTGCAAGCCCAAAGTCCGCGACATTGTGGGTCCCACGCCGCTGGACATTGAAGACCGCTCGCACTTTGTGGGCATCATCTCTTGCGAATTCACGGCAAACGCCTAGTGTATTATTGAACAACTTGCACCCGCTCCATGCGAGCCGTCGAACTACTCCGCAACAAATTCGGAGTCAGCCAGCTTTACAAGCACGAAGTCAAGTCCGGCGACGAGACCCTGCTGGAGATCTACTGGCACCCTCTGACCATCGCCGAGCGCGAGTCCATCCAGAAGAAGGCCGGAACTGACGATGCTGGTGACTTCGCGCTGAGTCTGATGATCGAGAAAGCCCTCGACAAAGACGGCAAACGCCTGTTCCAAGACGGGGACCGCGCCGCCCTCCGCCGCGAAGTCGAAGCCAGCATCCTCCAAGAAATCCAACTGGCAATGCTGACCTCCGGCTCCGAAACCAAGGTGGAGGAAGCGAAAGCCGCCCTAAAAAGCTAATTCCGACTGGTACTTCATCTTTTTCCTAGCCAGCGAGCTGGGAATGACCGTCGCCCAGCTTTCAACCCGTCTCACCCAAGAGGAACTGACCGCTTGGGCAGCCTTCTTCTCGCTGAAAAACGAAGAGGAGGAAAAGGCCGTGGAACGCACCAGGCGTAAGAACCAGGCTGGAACCATGCGCGGCAAGTAAACTGCTAACAGACTCTTCTACGCCCGGACGTGGCCAATTACAGCGTAGACATTGAATTGGCCGTAAAAGGCCAAGGCCAACTGAAGGCACTAGAGCAACAAATAAACTCCATCGAACAGGCTGCCAGAAAACTGCGGACTATTGAAGTCAGTGGAGCAACCCGTTTAACCACTAGCGAACTTGAAAAACAAGCAGAACTATACAAAAAATCAGGTGCAACTAGACGCGAAGCCCTTCAATTAGCCAACAGAGAACTTGAAACCGAGCGAAAAATAAACGAAATTCTTGACAAAAGAACCGCACTCCAAGAGAAACAGAAAAAGTCTAGCCAGCGAGCCGAAAGTCTTGCTCTAGGTGCAGGTTTTCCTCTCCTGTTTGGCGCTGGAGCTGGTGCTGTAGCCGGTAGTATTGCTGGTTCTTTTGTCGGTGACGGATTTGGCGGTCAAATTCTTGGCGGCGCCATCGGTCAATCAATCGACCAAGCCATCCAAAAAGCCGCCCAACTCGGCTCAGCTTTACAAAATCTGGATCTTACGACTTTAGAAGAAAGCGGCTACAGAGTAAACGCCGCACTCGCAACTCAGGTAGGAATACTTAAACAAATTGGTGATATTCGAGGAGCCCAAATTGCAATCGAGGAAGACATTTTACGCAGAACAGGTGCCATCCCAGGTACCGTTAGCGGGATTACCGACGCCGTCAACATCCTTGGAGCAGCATGGGCTGATTTCACAGCGGCTGTTTCCACACTGCTTGGAATAATCGGCTCACCTTTTGTAGCTGCATTAGGAGCCGTTATAAATGCCGTAAATCTAATCATCAAAGGCATAAATGTTGTACTCTCTTCCGTTGGAGCTGTACTTAAATATGCAGGCGAGCTTGTTATCAAATTTATTGCCGGCGATGAAGCTGTGCGCCGCATGAATGATGGACTAAAAGACAATAACCGCGAACTGGAGCAAGCGCGTATTTTATTCGCCGACATTCTCGCTACTTCCAATGCCGAAATTTTACTGAACAAGCAACTTATAAGTATTGAAAAGCAGCGGACCGCAGGACGCACAGAAGCCGATAAACTCCGCAATGCCCAGCTGGATCTGGAAGCAGAAAAAACCCGTATAAACGCAAAATATGATAACGAGCGTTTTGAAATAAATAAAAAACTAACTGAAAGTAACGGTCAACTTGTAGGGGAACAGCTTCGTCAAAACGAAGTGCTACGTAACCAAGCTATTGAACTAGCCGGAATTCAAAGTTCACGTGCCCAGGCAATTATTAGCGCCACCGAGCAAGAAAGAAGAGACCGAGAAACTACCCAACGCCTAGAGCAGCAGCGCCGAGAGCTGGAGCGCATTGCCAAACTGCGGTCCCAACAACTCAGCGATGCCCAAGACAACTTCCTGCTGTCCGAGGCAGATCTAGCTATTTCTGCTGCGGCAAACGACGAAGAAAGAGCCCAAGCCGAAGCGGATAAAGCCCGAGTTCAACGAATGATCACGTTCCGGCAATTATTTTCTAAGTCCCTTAGCGACCAAGAACGTGCGGCTCTATTTGCTACTCAACTTAATGCATCACTAAAAGCCGACGTAGATACTCAAAAGGCTATAAATGAAGCTCAAAAAAGCCAGACCCGCGAACTGTACGCACAGTTAGGTGTAATAGACATCCTTTCCACAAAGACACAAAACGCCCTTGCAGGAGCCTTCAGTAGTTTCAGCAATGCCGACTACAAACTTGCTTTTGACGTTCCGCTCCTTCTGACCAACGGCGATCTATCCAAAGAAATCGAAAAAGTTCGCCTGGAACTCGAAAAACTTATTTCGCCTGCAAACCAAGTAAGCGTAGCCGCCGAAAGCATCGGGCAGTCGTTCTCCTCGTCCTTCATGGACATGATCAACGGCAGCGTGTCTGCCCAACAGGCATTGGCCAACTTCTTCCAAGCGACCGCAAATAACTTCTTGAACATGGCGGCTCAGATGATCGCCAAGTACATCCAAATGCAAATCCTTGGACTTGCCGCCAGCTTCTTGCCCGGTGGCGGTCTCTTTAAGGGCGCAGGTCCCTACCAATTTGGTGCCGGCAATGTAGGCGTCCAAGGCTTTAACTTGCCCTCTCTATTAGGGCGAGCATCAGGCGGTCCTGTATCCGCTGGAACCCCTTACCTCGTCGGTGAGCGTGGCCCCGAACTGTTTATGCCGCGCACCAGTGGCAGCATCTACCCCAACGATGCGCTTGGAGCAGGCGGCGTTCAAGTTGGCGCGGTCAACATCACCGTCCAAAACACAGGCGAAAACCTTAGTCCTGCTGCACAGAAACAGATTGCCAGCCAGGTCCAAGGTATCGTGATGGCAACACTGGTCAATCAGAAGCGCAGCGGGGGCATCCTGTAATGGCCTACATCGATTTCGAGGACATTCCGCTGGTGATGGCCACACCAGTCCGCCGTACACAACGCCGCCAACTCATCAACTTCGGAGACGGCTACAGCCAAATACTCACCGACGGCCTCAACATCGACCAAGAGCGCTGGCGCTGCGAAACTCCCCCACTTCCATATTCCAGCGCATACTCAATCGAAAGTTTTTTCCTCAGCAAAAAAGGCCAACCAATTAGCTGGACGCCAATCATGGCCACCAAAAATCTCCAGCGCCCCTTCCAGTCCGGCATCCTCGACCTGGGGTACGACAACATCGCATCCCTGACTCTTGCTGGCTACACCCGTCCCACCAACTACACAGCAAACCTTGCCACTGGCCGCCTCACCTCCGTGACCATCGCCAACGGCACAGTTGTCGATGTAACTCTTACTTTGGCCGCAAGAAACTACATCCTTTCCGACGGTTGGGAAATGACTCCCGCCAGCTCCGGCTATATGACCGTCAGCTTTGAACTGGTGCGAATTTACGTATGACACAAACTCCTCCCAACGCTCAAACATTTAAGACGCAACTTCCCGAGGTTGTTGATCTTTTTACGCTGGATATTGCCGTATTGCTTCCGGCTGGCTCTGTTGACCAGTCGATTTATCGTTTCTGTAATTGGTCGCAAGTTAACGGCGCCGATGTTATCTATGACGGCAATACATACGTTGCGTTGCCACTACAAGCCAGTGGCTTTGAGCTGAACACCAGCGGTCAACTAGAACGCCCCAGCATCACCTTTGCCAATGTCGGCCTCGCTATCACCGGACTAACAAACACCTACGACGACTTGGTTGGCGCCACGGTGCAGCGCATCCGCACACTGACCACCTACCTTGACGGTCAACCTGCAGCCGATCCTGACGCCTACTGGGGACCAGATCAGTGGGTGGTGGAGCAAAAGACCAATGAAACAAAACTGTCGGTCACATTCCAGCTTTCTGTTCCGTTCGATCTTGAAGGCCGCAGCCTCCCCGGTCGCCGTCTGTTGCGCGAACAATGCCAGTGGATCTACCGCGACAACATCGGCTGCCACTACAACGGCGCAAGTTACTGGGACGCGAATGACAACGTGGTCGGCACCTTGGCGCAGGATGCGTGCGGCAAACGACTGGAGAGTTGCAAATTACGTTTTGGCTCCGGTAGCCGCCTACCGTTCGGTGGCTTTCCCGGCTTGGTGGACTCGCAAGGCTGATGGAACTGACTACTTGGTCAAATCCGCTGACCGCCGCCCAACGGCTCGCCATGCGTCAGTACGCCGAGGCCGCCCACCCACGCGAAACCTGTGGCTTCATCCTGCAAGACGGCTCTGTGGTGGAGTGTGCCAACACCAGTGGCGAACCCGACACGTTCACGATTAGCGCCGAGGATACGGCTCTGTATTACGACGACGCGACTGCCTGCTGGCATAGCCACATCAATTACAGCGGCTTCAGCGAGGCTGACCGTAAAGCCTGCAAGCAACTGAATCTGCCCTACGCGGTGTGGAATTGCGGCGGCAGCGAAGCGTTCTGGCTTGACCCTCAACAATCTGCCGGTCTGCTGGAACGCCCTTGGAACTACGGCGTCTACGACTGTTATTCCGCCGTGCGGGATTGGTACTGGCAGCAGATGGGCGTGGCGATGGGCGATTACGAGCGGCTGTACGAAGGCGAATGGTCAACCCGTGGTTTCACGCACTTTGAGGAG